AATTGTCCAGGAAACCGAATATAATAGCACCAACTCCCAACGTCATGATCATACCTGCCGTGGTGAATTTCTTACCACGAATATATTTTTTCACTTTACTATCGGTAAGCACCGTATTGTTCAATATAGTTAAAACCAATCCCATAAAAAACATGAAATAAATACCAGTGAATTGATATTCTCCCGATTGGATTACTGATGCCACGAAATATGTCGCTATGAAAAAAGATGCGAGTGCTATAGTAGGGGCGGCAAACCGAGTTAATTTATTATACGCCTGTTCTTCTTCCTCATTGGCATATGCGCCATTATACACTGGCTCAATTATATATATTGAACCGGTGAATAACGCGATTAAAATAATGATAACTATGAAATTAGTTGTATTGTCAGCCATATAATATACAATAGCATATTATATAAAGTAATATTTAAAGAATTATCGGCATATATAGTATAATAACTATGACACTATCGCATGAAGGACAAGCTTTAATAGAAACTTTGGCCGAAAGCATTACAGATTTTTCGGTTGATAAAATCCCAGCCGTATTGCCACAAATTATGGCACAGGTCGCAAACTACAAAGGTCTATCATTCCCACAACAACGCGGTATGATTATTAATATGATGAAACATCTAGTATCGATTACCGATGGGCCAGGAGATGATGCCATATGGGATCCTATCTTAAAACAATTGCTGCCAGGTGTGATTGATTTGCTGGTAGAAAATAATAATGGAAAACTCGTTCTTAAGAAGCAGAAACTTAAACCACCCCGAAGCAGCCGATGGCCTAAATGGATGCCATGCTATTCCGCCCCTAAAACTGAAACATCGGGTGATGTTAATATATCCCAGTCATCGTCGATATAATTGCCATTGGCTGGATAGCTGGCATAGTCGTCGACATAAAGTGGTTCTTCATCGACATGACCACTTAATTTATTTTCATAAAATGTAATATTATGATTATGTTTTTCACTATCCATCGTTTTCAATACATATTCGGTTCGTTTAATACCAGTGGCAGCATCATCTTCGATGATAATAATGCGTTCTAAGGGGACTGGGTCTTTTTTTTCTTTAAAATATTCATAAATAGTCTTAAATGGGTTCCGCATTTCTATCTTAAATGGCGGACAACAACACATATACTATATGATGGCATATAATATATAATATATAGTGTCCCATTATTTAATGTTTCACACTAATGATATCCTATTAAATAGACGTAGTAATGCTACTATGACAATCGCACACAGTATTCCAATATAAATACTGGTTATATATAGGTAGTTACGCCATATTTCTAGGTCTACATAATTCGGTAAATTGTCTTTGTCTTGTTCCAAGATATCATAATAACGTTTAAATCCCATTAATGTATTGACACCAAGCATAAGGGAAAACATGAAGGTAATAATGGAAATTATTTTTATTATATTCACTGATATGCCAATTTTAAATGTATTGGCAAATCCATATATGGCTACACCTATAGAACTGGTTAGAAACACATTTCGTGATGCCGAATGAAAACTATTCATGAATGTTTGTGGGTTATCAGCATACATATATATATATATCAATATATATCTCGATATATATCTCGATATATATCTCGATATATATCTCTACGCTATACCACCAAATGTTTCGCTCATTGTTGATGGGCTATCGACCGTCATTTCATTATACTTTGTAATTTCATAAACACTATTCGACTGAATCATGTAGGTCTTTTCGGCAAATGGATAATAGAACATGGCACTAATATTCACTGGAGCTCCCTTCCATTTCCGGGTGATTATTCGCGGATAACCTGCCGCAACTCGGCGGTTTTTATCGTCATACAGATAGTAGTGCTTGCCTTTAATGAAATAGGTTTGGCGTTTGGCGACATCGACATAAATACCATCCAGATTGTCAGGAACACCGCGCCAATTGGTCTTAATATATTTCGGGTAGCCTGTCTTAATTTTCATTTTTTTCTCATCATATTCATAGTAAAATGCTCCTTTAAAGAAATAGGTTTTCTGGTCATAAGGGTAGGTTACGGCGGCGTCGATTGCTTTCGGCAATTTACCCCAAAATTCCTGGATTTTTTTGGGGAACCCAGTTTCCATCATCTGCTTTTTGTCGTCAAACCGCCAGTAATAGGCGTCTTTAAAGAAATAGAGATTGTTGTCGCCGCCCCAGACAAACGCTGTATCTATTATTGTCGCCGCATTGCTAGTTTTTGTCGTACATATATGTAATTTGTCGCCACCCGCATCCTTATTCAAATCCATACTCGAAATCGTATAACCATCAGGGCATTCCTGGTTTTTAGCAACTTTAATATTCTTAATGAAATTCTTATCGACGCGTTTCTTACATAAATAGATGTCGCGGCCACCTGCGTCGTGGTTCAGATTAACTGGGACTTTCTTGTATCCTGCGGGACATGTCTCATTCCCTTCAACGGTCTTTATTTCTGATATACCCGTATCACCTAATCCCATTTTTTTACATAGATATATGTATTTCCCATCCGCCAATGAATTAAGATCTTTGCGGATTTTCTTGTAGCCATGGGGGCATTTAACATTAGAGCGATTGCCAATGACGACATCTATATCCAATAGACCATAATTGGTTTCCTGATACGCCTGTTGATTTGAAAGTCGTGTCTTGTTTTTTTCACGTCGCACCCGTTCCAGGTCGCTATTTTTACAATAGCCAAAGGTCTTATATGTTAGGTCGTTATTGATTCCTGTCGCACACCAGCCATAGGTATCCGCGTCATTTATTTTCCCTTCAACACGGGGTTCCACGGTGCAGTCATATTGGAATTCGTTGTTATGGACAAAGGGAAAAATACACTTGCCAATTTTCAATTTAGGGTCTGTTATCTTCTGGTCATTATCGTTAATATTCGTGCCATAAACATCGGGCTTATCCTTACCCGCATCACCACATTGATTACATACGAAACTTGTCCCCCGATTCCCTCGCGGCCCATTCTCACCCGAAGGGCCCTGATCTCCCACTACATTACTATACTTAAGATAGGTTCTTAGGGTGTAGAACATATTAATAAAATTCAATTCCAATAATACGACTAACCATATTCCTATCATTTTCACAACTTGGTGAAGGGTCTGATTGCTAATAATATAATAGCCTATTATGACATTTATTAGCATGACAAAAATCAATACATATTTCCATATTTCCAATGGTAGATTTAAATAATACATAGTTGCCTCTATAATAATATGAATAAATTTATCTCTGCGATAAATTTATCGCCGCAATTAAGCTACTTTATTCTGTTCATAGATGTTGAATATACTATATTTTTTTTCATTTTTGGGGTTGACTTCCCATCGGCTGTTATCGGCCAGTTTTTTGGCCTCTGCATCAAAACACGACGGTTCGCCATCATCCCCTTTTTCGCCCGAGGGAATTAATTCGTGAAATTTCTTTTTATTTATTTTGAATAGATTGGTTGAGTTGCCATAGATACTGAGTGGTTTAGCTCCTCCCTTCGCGTCTGTATCTGCCAACGCCTCCTTATGTGTCATCTCTTCGTCGCAATTACAGCCTGACATACATTCCGTACTATCCTTATTGGTCCATACCTTATTCACGCTGGATTTGTTTTTACGAACACAGACCTTTGGCACACAGGCAACCGACGATGCTTCGGGGGGCGTTATAGATTGGTCGTTATCTATCATATCGCCGAGACAAACGTACCCTTTTGGTGGTATAGGCTCCCAAAAACTGTAGCCGTTCATGCCAATTCCAACTCCTCGCCGCCTAACCGACTCGTAGCGCTTATTAAACCCAAGGGGTTCTTTAATGTCTCCGGCCACAAGTGTTGTGGTTTCCTTGGGTGAACCTTCTGTTTTCAGGGTTTCCTGTAATAAACTATCGCGTGGGGCTAGTTCTTCAATGGACGATTTATAATGGTCTTTAACGTCGCCTGTTAGGATTACATCGCCTAATGGTTTATAGGTTTCGTTCTTATATTCAACGGTATTGGGTCGATATGCTGTAATCTTTTCACTACCTTTCTGCAGAAATGGCACGAATTTCATTTTCTGTATGCATGTGTCGTTTTCAAGATAGCCGCGATTGATATAAGCCTGTCTGGCGATGGAACTACGCCACATCGGTTCATAGCGATTTGAGTCCAATTTCTTCAATGTATTGCTGGTATCCATGTCACATTTATAGACAATCTTCGGCATCGCCTTCAAGGTGCTGCCCCAATACCACATATCGAACTTCTTTATTTCGTCGAATGGCGTTTCTACGCCTTTACTAGGCGTTCCTGGCTCGGTTATATTGTTGAAATCGGCATAGAGTTTGTCGCTATCCGTTATAAGATTATCGTAGTCGTTGTCATTTAGGTATTCATTCTCAAGGAATTCTACGCCCCGCTCATATTTTAAAATAATATGGATCCATTTCTTCCAGGTATCCTGGACATATAGATATGCTTTATCGGCACCTTTCTTTTTTATCATGCTAGTTAACTGATCAGACCTACATAGTTGTCGGACTTTATTGAGAATGAACTTATTGGTGAATTGGGCGATAGCTGTAGATGAGCCATCTGGACCCGCCTTAGCCCGAAGATAATTCGTGTAAACCCGAGTAAGAAATGTCATCATACGTTTATAGCAAATATCCTTTTGACATTCTAGCGGTTTACAGATTTTATTAGTTCCTATTATGCCTCGGTTGCCACGATTACCCTTATCACCCATCGGTGCTGTTTTAATTATGGCATCCTTGTAATAACCATGCGATAAAGTGAACCCGAATAGGGTTATGAATGACGCTATAAATATTAATAAGACACTTACTCTCAAGTTCTTATTGGCCAAATCCATACCGAAAATATATTTTGGATTAATCATAATCTGGACACATGTATACACAAACACGGCGATACTTATCAGTGTCAACGCCACATTGGAGCGAAAGCCCATCAGGTCCCGATATCTCTTAAAGAAATATACCTTAAGAAATAGGGTTAATATTAGGAAATAAAATATAGTTTCCATCATAGTTATTATAATATGATATTAAAAAAAATAATGGCCGAAGCCTGCGGCCTGCGGCCTTCGGCCTACGACCAATTCCACACTTCGTCGGCTGCGATTGCGACAAAAGGCGATTCGGGTTCATTTCGCCTTGGGTCTTTGGATAATAGTTCGTCTTTCCAGTGATGGGCCGTACTAAAATTATCTTCCAGGAAATCTAAGCCATAATGATAGCCGAGTATTATGGAAACCCAGCTGTCTAAATGACCATTCATAAATTCTATTGCTTCATAATGGCGGCCATATTTCTGTTTCATCGCCGAGTATTGTTTCGACCGACAGATTCGTGCTAAACGCCGTTTAAGATATAGGTTATTGAAGTAATTCTGTTTGGGGTCGTATAGAATAGAATAGAGGTCTTTGTGGTTTCGCATCGCATTTTCAACGCGTGCACCGAGTTGATTCGCGCACGAATTCATATCGGAATCCAATACAGCACCATTATCGCCTATTTGTCCATCGGGTCCTTTCTCGCCCATTAATGCCTCACTGTCAGCAATTTTCATCTGTTGATAGAGCGAATTGATGAGCCCTCCAAAAGTTAGCATTGTTAGAACGAACATGAACCATATAAGGAAATTGGTGGATTTTACAGGTGAAAATGGAAATCGGTAGAGGAAAAACGTAGCGGCCAGTATTGCCGTAAATGCGACATATAGGATATAATTTACGTAGTTGCTATATTTTATAACGCAATAGGTAGCGAAAAACGACGCATACATGAAATAGGTAAATAATACCCAGGATAAATCCATTCGTGTCATAACAAAATTTCCAGTAATTATCGCCAACACCAATAATGTTAGGAATAGAAAGATTATCATAATTATAATTATAATAGATTATATTGCTATCCGCGGCTCTTAATCCGAAAAGATATCGCCAGTAAAACTCTGAAACTTGAAGATGCTGCCACTATTACACTCTACTTCAGTTTCGGTAATGACGCCATAATTATCATAGGTTTGGCTGAAACAGTTGCCACTGGCTTTATTTTTCATATTCACCAGAATGAGATCATCCATTCGCTTAATTTTATTATTTTCGTCGCGAATGACATCAATAAACCATAGTTGGTTAGGGTTGTTTGGCGACAAGGTTTTCATTTTAATGAGGCCATTTCCGCCGGTCGTAAAAAACGCATTAAACGAATTAGTTGCTTCGTCATGACACTTAATGGCATAATAGTTGTCCTTGACATTTTCAACATAATAGGTTTTACCCATTCCATCGGGCGAATTCTCTGTATCTGCGTTGGTAATAATAGCCGATGTCGTTATACCAAGATAATCATAGACACTATATTTGCCATTACGTGGTTTCCCACCTAACCAGCCAAATCCCAATTTACTATTTTTGCCAATGACAGGTTCAGGTGTCATGTTTGCCGCATATCGTCCTACAATAACATAGGCTTTCGCACTGGGTTTAGTATGAGAATTGTTCGCACGGAATAAATTATAGCCACCGGTTAATGTTAGTGGCTTCTTTTTACGGAGATTGAGTTGTTCTTCGTCTATATTATTATAGCCTATGGGCCATATAGAAACTTTATTCATTTTCTTTTCACTCATGTTCGTGCCTCGGTCGTCATAATTTTTCACCTTAAATCCGCGTTCATTCCATGCCATATCTTCATAATCTACTTCACGTACATATTTTTCTGGTACACATTTTATCATATCCACAGATGGTTTCTGACTACCCTGGACTGCTACGTCGCCGAGAGACACATAATTGGCTGGCGGTACTGGCCGCCAGAATGAAACTTCATTGCCCGATGGCATACAATCTTCACAATTCGCCGCACTTGACCATATCAATGTATAGTCAGTTGGCGCTTTCATTTCACCTGAGATAACAATGGTGCGTTTTTCAGGACCATGGATCTTCTCATGTCGGTTGCGATAGATATGATTGGTTCCTCGCCATATGGTGCCGCATGGAAAGAATAGTTGGTTGTTGGTAGTTGTAATAGATTCCGTATTGTAAAAGGAAAATTGTTGCCGAAAATTATAGTATTGGGTTTCCCTATATACTGGTTTATCGGATATGATACTGTTATTGCCATCATAATAAAAACATTTCTGGATTTCTCTCTCGTTATTGCGTCCAGTTCCCAGCTGATTATAGGGGCAATCGGGTGGTCCATATACGTCGAGCTTAGTATCTGTGGTAAATACAGGTGGTAGATAGTTATTGGTTTCTAATATATAGATTTTAGGGTCGTTGCCCCCGGGCATTTTCTTTTTACGGGCACATTGGATGCGAACTATTGGCTTGATTTTATAGGGTTCACCCCATGTCCATAGGTCATATTTGTGGATTTCATCAAATGGATTCGGTTGACTATATTTATCGAAGAACTTTTCGGTTGCCCTGGGACTACCGAGGAATGTACGGCCTTTCTTATGATTTAAGATTTCGTCGAGCCAAATAATAATGGTTTTCTCTATATATTCGATTAGTCTCTTCTCATTTGGGCGGTTCTTATTATCGGATAGCAACACACCATAATAGGTGTCGGCGTAACACATCTTATTGATTTTATTTTTCATTAACTGGTTTTCTAAGGCGGAAAACCCTTTGCGTTTAAGATAATTATTGATATTTTTGCCGACGAGAGCAACACAGACTTTCTGGCCACAACTCGCATTACATTTGCCATCTTTTCCAGAGTCACCCTGGAGTCCAGCGATACCTTTCGGCCCATCACTGCCTTTTAATTCCCGCACTTTGAAGAAAATATAGACGCAATAGAAGAAATGGCAGAAAATCGCCGCACCAACCCAGAAGGCAACAACTTCGGTAGTCGCCTCAAAAACTCCAGGAGAACCAAATATAATTAATATAGATTTGTATAATATTATTAAAAAGGTTAATGTCAATAATATAATATAATTGACGATCATTTAATATACAATAAGAAAAATAATGGCCGCTATGGCTCTCCTATAGCGAATTTTTAATATGGCTAATGAATTCCGCCTTACTCATTTCTCCACTTTCGCATATGGGTAATAGGACATCGATGTAGCCATTCAATTTATTTAGGATGCGTTTTTCATCACTATTTAACATGATACTCTGGTCTATCTTAGCCTTAATATCCTTATATTCCACGATGCGTTTAATCATCTCCTTCTCAATTAATCCACGGCAATTGGCAATACCACATGTCGGCGACACAATACACACACCATTACTACCTTTAGTACCCTTGCCACCAGGATCACCACGGGAGCCCTTAACACCCGGTGTTTCACGCAATTTCACATAGAAATAGGTTGACATATAGATGTTAGAAAGGGATATATGGAGTAAGAACAACATGAGCCAATATGTTATTTTTAGATTCGGGTCGGCGATAAACTGACTAAATATTATCGCCAAGAAAAAATAGAATAGCGAACCTATTGTATAGAACATGGTATATATAGTATATTAATAGATAAATGATATGACATCATTTAAATAAAATGATAGGACATCATTTAAATAAAATGATAGGACATCATTTATTTAAATGATAGGACATCATTTAAATAAAAGATGTCATATAATATAATGAATTTCGATATGATTGCGAATGCGAAAATGGACACTACGTCCGCCATTGAATTGTTGATGTCTATTATTCATGATGAAGTCATATCTGAAGTAGGTCCATCTGATAATGACGATATCGAGAATACACTAAACGCCTTTATAGGTGCTTATATAAAATTAAAAAAACATATAATGGTTTACCGTGATAAAATAGAGAATGAACAAATCTTAGAAAAACTAATGGATGATTTGATTAATAAAATAGACGGCGATTCCTATATGAAACCTTTAATGAAAAAAAAAATTATTAAACTAAAAGAAACTCTAGATGGTAAGGGGTCCACCAAGAATATTTATAAAGTTAAACTTTGTTGAGCTGCTGCTTCACCTGTAGGTTTTTTCAATACGCGGAGATAATATTCTTTCTTTTGTGCCAGAATTTTAGTTCGATTTTTAGCATAGTATCTACGTTGGCAATTTTTAAATATCTCTTTGTTTTTATAATATCTAGCACGGCGCATAATGGCTTCATGCGTGTCAACGAGAGTTGGAGTGTTAATGACTGGAGCGTTAGTTTGTGTGGTTACGGTGGCAGACGGCATAT